ATTCAAAAGGCTGATGTTGGAGTAAACAATTTTAATGATTATTTATTTGCGCAACAACAAAAGCAAGAGAAAAAACAAAATACTCCTTTTGAAGATATAGCGACAAACGCTCCTAAAATACCAGATTGGATGAATGAATTTACTGAATCAGTAAATAAAAATGATGCTGCAATTAAAAAAGAATATCAAGATTATAAAGATTTTTCAAACCTTTTATCTAAAACATTGACTAAAGACATAATGGGTCTTTGGGATGCAATGCAAAAAGGAGAAAATATAGGAGATGCAATAGGGCAAATGTTTAGTAAACTTGCCGAACAAATAGCTGCGGCTGCTTTACAAGCTGCTTTATTTACTACAATTTTAGATTTGGTTAGCGGCGGAACTGCCGGAGGCGGGGCAAGTTTTGGAGATATGTTTAGCCAATTATTAGGCATTCCTAAATTTGCTGAAGGTGGGGTTGTTTCTAAACCTACGCTTGGGGTATTTGGGGAAGCCGGTCCTGAAGCAGTAATGCCTTTATCTAAATTGGGTAATGTAGTTTCTAATTCATTTAGCGCAGGTTCAATGAGTGGTGGAAGCCAAATGGCAGGGGGACAATTTACTTTGCGAGGCAATGATTTAGTTTTAGCTTTGCAGAGAAGTAATTATTCATTAGACTTAAGAAGAGGAGCATAATGTCATACGCAAATAAATATCAATCAACATTCGCAACAAAAAGCGGTAAAACTGCTTATTTATATTTGGCTGAAGATGGTTATGTAGGAAGCGTTATTAATTATCAAGGAGTACACATAGACTTAAATTATATTCCAACTTCAGATGATCCATTTGAGCCTATTTATGCAAGTCAATTAAACGTAGTAATAGATATTACTGATGATTTGGTAGATATGCCAAATTTGGTCACTTTAAATGATAGGAAATACAACGCAAAACTTTACATTGATACAGATTTAGAGTGGCAAGGTTGGGTTTTGAGTGATAGCGTACAAATTAACTACTCAACTGGAAGAAGACAATTAAGTTTTAATGCCGTTGATGGTTTAGGTATTTTAAAGGATATTTTACTTCCTATTTCGGCTTCAACAAACATTAACGAATTAAATTCTCTTTTATATTATATTAATTTGAGTTTAAACTCAATAGCTTTCCCTACTAATCCAAACTTGAATATAGTTTGTTCTTATTTTAATACAGGTATGGATGATAGAGGAACGCATCCTTATAGCGAACCTTTTTCTCAAACTTATTTACCAAATAGAACTTTTGTAAGCAATTACATTTATTTAGATTGCTTACAAGTATTAAGTAATATAGTAAAGTCTTTTGGTTGTAGAATATTTCAAGCGGGTGGCAAATGGTGGATTGTAGCAATAAATGAATTTGCAAATACGGGAGCTTATTTTACGCAATATGATTATGCCGGAACAGTTGTATCAAGTGGGACAATAAATACTTTGAGTACAATTCAAGGTTATACCGGCAATACAAGCGGACTATATTTTATAGATAATTCTCAAATGAAAATTTTAAGAAAAGGCTATAATATGTTACAACAAAATATTTCTATTCAAACTGCCGATAATTATGCCCCTAATGGTAATTTTAGACCTTATACGGGCAATATGGTTGCAAATTGGGATATTGGTGCAACAGGAACAGGAAGTAGCGTTACAATAATTGATAATGCTTCTTATGATTCTGCTCAATATAGACTTATAAGAAGTTCAACTGGAACTGCATTTATTGAAATTGGTATAGCAAGTTCAGGACAACCGGCAAGAGGTCCATATATTAACGGCAACAACGCAATAGATGTTTCTTGGATATTTCAAGGACAAAGTTTGGGTTCAAGTCCAAGAGCATTGGTTTATTTATACATAACCGATGGCACAAGCCAATACAATTGGAATGGCACCGCTTGGATTTTGAATAGTGTTGGAACTTATCTAACAATTCCGGCTTATTCGGGATCAAGTGGTAATGATGTAAATACTTATAGTTTTAAAACTGCGCCTACTCCAATTGCGGGTCAATTATTTTTTAAACTTTCTTTAGAAGCAGGAACAGGAACATTTATACAAATTAGCAATTTTAAAATATCAATTACTCCATTTGCAAAAGAAGTTAATTATTTTGGTTATTTAGTTAATACTACATCTTATGTAAAAACAACTGACATTCCATATGGTTATGCCGTACCTGAAACGGGAACTGCTCCGGAGTTAGGGGTATTTTTAAATGCTTCGGGTGCTTATATGGATAGTTGGTACGAATACGGAACTGCAACTTATTATGATTCAATGTTCTCTTTATTGTATCAAAAATATATGAACATATTTGGCAATAATATAGTAAATATTGATGCAAGTTTAAGTTCTTGGAATACTGCTAACGGGTATTTAAACGCTGCTAAATTATTTAAGGCTGATGATACCGACCCCGCTCAAATAAATGTTAGTGCAAATTCATATATGTTAGGTAATTCGACAATAAGTTATCCTAATGATGAAACTAAGGTTACATTATTGCAAATATCAAATACTCCAATATCTGCGACCTTTGGACATACATTTACTTACAATACCTTTAATTAAGTTAAATTTGCGATATGATTAATAAAGTTTCAGGGAAAAATATAATGTTATACTATCACGACCAAATTTCTGGTAATGATATTCCTTTTGCTTGTTCTACAAATTGCACTTTTAACGTACAAGTAGGACAAAAAGAGGTTACAAGTCAAACATCGGCTTGGTATAAAGAATATAAAATAGATATAGCATCTTGGACCATTAGTTGTGATGGTTTAATTACATTAAGTAATTATGGTTATTTGTTTCTTTTGCAACAACAACAAAATAGAACAACGATTCAAGTAAAGTTTGTTATTGATAACGGAGTAGATGGTTTAGTTATTATTTCGGGCAATTGTAATCTTACAAACCTACAAATAAACGGACCTTATAAAGATACTGCAACTTATTCTTGCTCACTACAAGGAACGGGAGCTTATGGTACTTCAGGAACAACAGTTACTCCTTCAGGAACAGTAATCGTAGCCGGTGGAGTTGTTTACGATAAACAATATACTGCGGCGGGTGGCGAAACAACAATTACTTATACGGATATGATAGGCAAAACTTGTCTTTACGTTTCTCGAGGTGGTGTTGATGTGAGAGATATTGTTTCAAGTGGAGCAACAGGAGAGCAAGTAGGATTTAATCAAACTACGGGAGTATTAACATTCCCAAGAGCGTTAGAAAGCGATGAATTTATAAGAGGTTTATTCCAATAAAATATTAAAGATGAGTCAACAAATACAAATAACAGGAGGAGCAAAAGTTAGAAATTTAGATGGAGTAATAACTGGTTCAACGGGTGTTCTTAATAGTTTACCAATTAATGGAGCAAATGGTATTCCTCAATTAGATTCTAACGGAAAAATTTTAGTTTCACAATTACCTAATTCAGTAATGGAATATAAGGGTATGTGGAACGTGGCTACAAATACTCCGTATTTAGTAAATGGAACGGGAAATGCCGGAGATGTTTATTTAGTAACGGGTGCGGCTACCGGTGGAACATCGCACGACTTTGGAGCAGGTCCAATAACTTTTTACAATTCGGACCAAGTTATTTATGACGGCACAAATTGGGATAGAGCAAGTGGTTCAAGTGGAACAGTTACTTCAGTAGGTTTAACAATGCCTTCTGCTTTTTCCGTTAGTGGTTCTCCTGTTACCAATTCGGGAACATTAGCAGTTTCAGCTTTAGGAACGACTTCTCAATATATTAACGGAGCGGGTGGGTTGACTACATTCCCAAGTTTAACGGGATATGTTCCTTATACCGGTGCTACAAACGATGTAGATTTAGGAACTCACAAATTAACTTTAACTGATGAGCAATTTAACCCATCTTCAGCACCTTCTTATTCTGAAGGGGAAGTATGGTACGATTCAACTCAAAAGGCTTTAGCATATTACAATGATGTAACTAATAACACTTTACACATTGGGCAAGAGGTTCAATTAAAAGTTTACAATAATACAGGTTCAACAATTGTAAAAGGTGCGCCTGTTTATATTACTTCAACTAATAGCGGGTTTACTTATCCATTAGTGGCTTTGGCAAAAGCAGATACTTTAACAACTGCTAACGTAATTGGGGTGGCAAATCAAGATATTCCAACATCAACGGCGGGTTATATTGTACTTTCAGGGTTGGTAAGTAACATAAGCACAGGTTCATACACAGTTGGAACAGTTTTATATTTAAGTCCTTATTCTGCGGGTCAATTAATGAGTACAGTTCCTCCAACCGGATATGCGGTTCGTGTTGGTGTGGTTTCTTATTCAAATAGTCCTAATGGTTCTATTTATATTAACCAATCTAATGCTTATTCAACGGCTGCAAGTATTGTTGGAACGATACAAATTTCTCAAGGTGGAACGGGAGCGACAACTGCCGGTGGAGCATTAACAAATTTAGGCGCAGCAGCTTCAAGTAGATTAATTTCAACTACAACTCCTTTACAGGGCGGGGGAGATTTAAGCGCAGATAGAACTTTAAGCATTTTACAAGCCGGTACTTCTCAATCAGGTTACCTTTCTTCGACTGATTGGAACACATTTAATAATAAGCAAAACGCTTTAGGTTATGTGCCTGTCGGTGGTTCAGGTTCAGTAAATTATATTTCTAAGTTTACAGGTTCAACTACGATTAGTAATTCAGGAATTTACGAGGGTGTTGCCGGAAAGATTTCAATTAACAATACTAATACTACATACGCTTTAGATGTAACAGGTGTAGCTAATTTTAGCAATTCAGTTTACGCAGCTACTTTTATTACAAATTCTGCGAGTGGCATTTTAATTGGAACTGATGGAAGTGGTAATGGTGGTTCTTTATTGTTTACTCAAAACACTTCAACTTCGGTTGGTGGTCCGGGTCAATCAAGTATCTCAACAAGCAGTACAAACATATTTAGATTTCAAGCAGGAATTTCAAGTGGTGTTTATAAGGCATTCCAATTTGATAATAGCGGATTAACTAATAATATAACTCGAACTTACACAATGCCTGATGCTTCAGGTACTTTGGCATTAACAAGCCAATTAAGTGGAGTTATTTATGGTTCAGGTTCTACATATCAAGTAGCTTGGTTTAACGCTACAAATTCAATAGGTGGAAGTTCTAATTTATACTTTGACCCAACTAATAATCGTTTAGGTATTAATCAATCTTCTCCGACTTATTCTTTAGATGTAACAGGAACGGCAAGAATTACCGGCAACGCTATTTTTGGAGGAACGCTAGGGAATGGAACATATACTTATACTTTACCAAGTGCGACAGGAACTTTAGCTTTAACTTCTAATTTAAGCTCTTACGTTCCTTATTCGGGTGCTACGGGTTCACTATATATGGGTTCAAGTTATTTAGTAAGCGCAAAAGCATTTGTAACAAGTGGTTCGGGTGGTGGAGCTTATTTAAAATTATTGAATGCTTTAACGGCTGCAACTCCTGAATCTGATGGTGTAAAATTATCTTCAGTTGGTTCAGTAGATTTGGTTATTTCAAGCAATACTTATAATTCAACATTAGTAACAAGTGGGAATACTGCGGATAGGACATACACATTCCCTAATGCTTCAGGCACGATAGCTTTAACTTCATCTTTAAGTGGAACTGCGCCAATTTTTTATAGTGCAGGAGTTATATCAATTACTCAAGCAACAAATGTAACTAATGGTTACTTAACAAGCACCGATTGGACTACATTTAACAATAAACAAGCAGCTTTAGGTGGAACAGGATTAGTAAAATCTACTGCGGGAAGTATAACTTATATTACTGATAACTCAAGTGCTTGGAATAGTGGTTCAGCTATTGCCAACTCCTTGAATGGCGTTTCTCCTATTAATTTTAATAGTATTACAGGAGCGATTAGTATTTCTCAAGCAAATACATCAACTAATGGATATTTAAGTTCTACGGATTGGAATACTTTTAACGGAAAGCAAAACGCTTTAACAAATCCGGTAACCGGAACGGGTACAACAAACTATCACGCTAAGTTTACCGGAACAAGTACCTTAGGTAACACTTCAATCTACGAGGGAACAAGTGGATATATCTCAATAGGCAATACTAACTCTACCTATAACTTAGATGTTACAGGTACAGGAAGATTTACAGGTCAATTGTCTTTAAGCACACTTGTAACAAGTGGCTCTGCTACTTTTGGAAGCGATGTATTTACTTATGCAAATGGTGGTATCTTTTTCAATGGTGGTGGTTCTTATGGTAGTGGAATATTTCAACAAAGTAGTGGAAATTTAGTTCTACAAACAGGTACTACACCAAGACTTACCATAGCATCCACAGGAGCAGCTACATTCTCAAGTAGTGTAACGGCAGACAGAGTTTTAACTGCAATAAATACTAACAATAGTACAGTAGTTGCAGGTTCAATTGAATTACAATCTTATGCAGTAAATAATAGTTGGATTGGAGAAAATATATATTTTAACGGTTCAGTTTTTTATGCAAGAAATGCAGGATATGTTTCTCAAATATATTTTCAAAGCAGTGGAGCAATGGCATTTAAAGTTAATTCCACAAGTTTAGCCGCAGGAGCAGTTGCGAATGGAATACTAACTCTACCTATAACTTAGATGTTACAGGTACAGGAAGATTTACAAGTAATTTAGTTACAGGTAGTTTTGTATATGCAGGTAATGCAGCAGCTTTACAAGTTTATTACGAAACAAATGGTAGTGCAAGTAATGCAGTATGGTATCAATCGGCAGGTAATTCATATAATTTAGGATATAGAAGTTCAGGAGCATTTGGTTCTACAACAGGATTAAATCCTGTAATAACTTGGAATACATCAGGCAATGTAGGTATCGGAATAACAAGTCCAAGAAGTGTTTTACAAGCTAATGGAAATATTGGAATGTATGTTGGAAGTGGAACAGGCACAAATGGAGCACAATTATATATTGGTGACTCAAATTTTGATAATGCAACTTACTATAATCAAGCACCAGGAATTGGAGCATCTTATGATGCTACACCAGGAGTAGCGGGTGCATTAAGTTTCTATACTTATAATGCTGCTGCAAGACGTGAAAGAATGACTATTACTGCACCAGGCAATGTAGGTATAGGAACAACAAGTCCAACGGGAACTTATGGAAAATTATCAGTTGCAGGCGGTATTTCAATATTAGATGATAATAGTGCTAAATTAGAAATAGGAAGATATTCAAGCGGTGCTCCAAATAGTTATATTAAAATTGGAACAAACTCAAATAGTTTAAGAATTACAAATGCTGCTGATAGTGTAGATTTAGTAACATTTACTAATGGCGGAAACGTATTAATTGGAACTACAACAGATAATGGAGCAAAACTTCAAGTATATGGAACTGCAACTTTTTCAAGCACAATTCAAACAGGTTCAGGACCAACTATGGCATTTGTAAATAAATTTGCGGGTACTCCATCAATGCCGGGAAATGTTTTACAATTAAGC